AAACACATATAACAGTTACATCAATGCACGTGATGCTGTGCCTGGTAATACAGAATCTGCTAACAATTACAAAGATATGCTTAAGCAACGCGCTAAGCAAGAGTTGCTTCGTTTATCAAAGTTAAACCGTAACGCAGAAGATGCGTACTTTGCTTTGTTCTCAAAGCTAATTAGAGAATAACAGGAGATCAATAGTGGTAGCTAAATCACCAGACGAAGCACGTCAGTCAGTTGTGCAAACCTGGAAAAATTCAGGTCTCCCTCCTAGTGGTTCAACTGTTAGCCCAGGCGCAAGCAATAACAACCCAGGTTTTAAGGGCGGCCAAGGAGGGTTTGTAGTAACAGATCAGTACGCAGTTGAAGCTCTTAATATGACTCCCAAAGAGCGCCTTGCTATCTCTAAGTTACTCGTTGGTGCAAGATATCTAAGGAAACCTACAAGTAAATACAATAAGACATTTGCAGATGCACTGATTCAAGCATCTCAAGACTTTGCTGTAGAGGCTACTCGTACAGGACGTCCAGATCTTACTATCCGCAACTTTCTAATCGAGAACTATCAAGAGCCAACTGGCACAGGTGCTGGTACATCAAACCTACCTACTCGTAGTATCTACCAGTATACAGAAGCAGATAAGATTGCGATGCTTAATGAGGTATCTCAGACTCTTCGTGGACAAGACATTACACCTCAAGACCAATCTGCAAAGTGGTACAAGGACCTAAAGAAGTCTCTTGACAATATGATTTCAAGCGGCACTTTGTCAACAACTAAGAAGGTTAAGAACCCTAAGACTGGCAAGTTAGAACTTCAAGCTGTACAAACTCCAGGTTTCTCAAAAGAACAGATTGCTGTTACTGCAGAGAAAGCAATCCGTAAGGCAACACCTGAAGAGGTTGCACGCAAAGAGCGTGTTGATTTTACCAGCTGGATGTTTAGCACATTGGGAGGTAAGTAATGGCTGACACGGCTGAGCAAACCCAGTACGATAAAGATCTCCAAGACCTTAACGCAATTAAAAAGACTGGCGTAGGAACATCTGTAATTGCACAATTGGAAAAAGATTTTGCCAAGAAGTATCCTAATGGTCGTCCTGTTACACCTGTTGCTGCAAGTAACACAGAGATTGCAACTGCCCTTAAGATAGCAACTAACCTTGGTATTGGTGAGGCGCTACTCAACGACCCTACCTACGGTGCAGAACTTAAAAAAGTATTTGAACTTTATAGGACTAATAAGACTGCTGCAATTGATGCGCTCTTTAAGACTAAGTTTGCCAAGTTATCATCTGATGCTCGCAGTCGCTATGTAACTAAACTTGAAAACTCTGACCTATACAAGCAAGGTCTTAAAAGTTGGCTTATTAGCATCAAGAGAGAACTTAAGCAACAGGGTTCAACTCTTACTGACCAGCAACTTGAAGATTACTACATTCGTGGTATTGATGAGACAACTATTCTTGATGAAGCATTGTCTGGTACCAAGTTTACTCCAGGTCAAACTGGTGGAACACAGGCTAATTTCTATAATCAACTTCTAAGAACAGCAACAGCCAACGGTATTTCATCTACTCTACTTCCAAAGGTTCTTGGCTTTGATACTATTGATGAAGTTATTAAGGAACTGCAGACTGGTGCATCTCTTGAGGACTTCAATCAGAAGATCCGTAACTATGCCAAGGCAGCAGTGCCTGATTGGGCTAAGAAGTTAATTGACCAAGGCACTGACCTAACGGATATCATAAGCCCATACCGAGCAACGATGGCTGATGAACTAGAACTTCCCTATACATCTATTGATGTAACAGATTCAGTTGTTCAAAATGCGTTGTCATCTAATATGAGTCTTTCAGATATGCGTAAGCAACTACGTCAAGACTCTCGTTGGCAGTACACAGATAGAGCAAAAGAATCAGTTTCCAATGCAGCACTTAAAGTCCTTCGTGACTTTGGATTTCAGGGGTAAATAATGCCAGTCAAAGGAATGACAAAAGAAGAGATTGATGCAGCAACTGCTGCAGTTGTAGCAGCTGGCGGTAAGAGCACTGATAAGGCTAATCGCCTACCAGGTGAAACAGCATCAGAAGCCAATGCTCGCATTACTGCTGGATATAAAAACCAACCAATTCCAGAGTTGACGCAAGAAGGCAAAGCCGCTGGCGCTACTATGGAGTTTGTTCGTACTGGTGCAGGTGGAGTAGGTACATACAAAGAGATTTACCCAATGGGTGCAGCAATACCTCAAGTACGAACAAAAGCAAATGGCAACGTATTTGATCCAAAAGGTACCTTAATTCCAGGGTCAACACCTACAACTGGTGCAACATCAGCAACTGGTACAACGTCAACAACTGGTAGTGGGACTGTGGGTACAGCATCAACTTCAGCAGGTGGTCGCACTCAACAACTTCCACCAGGGTTTACACCTGGTGCTTTCCCTAAAGAGCTTGAGAAGTTTTTTGGTCAATCTCCAGCTGACATTATGGGTTACAAGATAAACGAATACACCAATGCTGCTGGAGAAAAGTATTACAAGTTATCTATCAGCCAAAAGGGCGCATACGGCGATGCACTATATGGCTCTAGTGAATTTGGCGCACCAATTGTTAAAGGCAGTAATGGTGAGTGGACAGTTTTTCAAGGTAACTACTCCACCGGTAGTAACATAGGAGATGGTCGTACTGGTGGAGACACAGGTACAACAGGCCAAGGTGGAACAAGGTCAGGCAACTTATCAACAACAGACCCAGTAACTGCAGCAGCAGACGCTGCAGGACGAGCAGAGCGCCAGTCTGCATATGACTTATTATTTCAGCAATTCAACCAATATGGCTTAGGTGCTTTGGTTGAACCGCTCAAAGGACTTATCATTTCAGGTGCTTCACCTGCAGAGTTCACAATCAAGTTGCGTGAATCAGATGCTTACAAGAAGCGTTTTTCTGCCAACCAAGCACGTATCCAAAAGGGTCTTGCTGCAATCTCAGAGGCAGAGTATCTAGGTCTTGAAGACCAGTACCAGAACATTATGCGTAACTATGGATTGCCTGAATCTTATTCAGCACGTGGTGAAATGGGAACCCAAGAAGGTTTCAATAAGTTTATTGCTAACGATGTATCTGCAGCAGAACTAGAAGACCGCATTATGACTGCACAGAATCGCGTTATCAACGCTAACCCAGAAGTGCTTGCATCTCTTAAGGCGTTCTATCCTGATATTACTAACGGTGATATCTTGGCCTATACACTTGATCCAACTAAGGCACTTACTGATATTAAGCGTAAGGTAACAGCTGCTGAAATTGGTGGCGCTGCTACTCAAGCAGGATTACAAACTGGTATAGTTCGTGCTGAAGAACTAGGTGCTGCAGGCATTACCAAGCAGCAAGCACAGCAAGGATTTGGAACTATTGCTGGTGGACTACAGCGTGGTTCACAACTTGCATCTATTTATGGCGAAGATCCATACACGCAGACTACTGCCGAGAAGGAAGTCTTTGGACTTGCTGGAAAGACAGAAGCAGAAAGAGAACGCAAGAAATTAACTGGACTAGAAAGAGCCACATTTAGTGGTCAGACCGGTGTAACAAGTGGAGCCTTGGTACGAGATCGTGCCGGCGCTTACTAAATAAAAAGCCTGCCACTAGAACGACTGGCCTAGTGGAGCGATAACAAGACCAGGAGTAGGAGCCACATAACCCGCCCCAAGGATATGTGAGGCCTATGCCAACAACTAATAGGGAGAAGGACCACTATGTCCAATTACGACTACGAGGATGATGACGACTTCACAATGGATGACTCATCAAACGACCTAGTAAAGCAACTACGCAAAGCGTCTAAGCAAAAAGACAAAGAACTAAATGAGCTTAAGGCTCAGTTTGAGTCTTTGAATAAGGCCCAACGCGAAAGAGCAATAAAGGATGCCCTCGCAAGTCGCGGGGTAAACAGCAAAATTGCTTCATTTATCCCACAGGATATAGACCCAACTGAAGAGTCTGTATCTAAATGGCTTGAAGATTATGCCGATGTATTCGGTATTGAAACAGGTCAAAACCAGGCAACACCTAATGTAAATCCAAACGATGCTGCAGCATATAAGCGTATGACTAACTCCGCAGACTCTGGTGTTTCACCAGAACACAACGGAGATATTATGCAAAGACTAATGAATGCAAACAGCAAAGAAGAATTGGATGAAGTTATTAGGTTGTCTGGACTCTAATCCGATCCTAAAACAGAAAGGCTAGACCTAATGGCAATTCCAACAGGTACCCCCACAACCACGTCTAGCATCAGCGCACTCGTAACTGCAGCATACGACCAGTATGTAAGAATGGCACTACGTTCCATTCCAGTTATGCGTTCACTTGCTGATGTTAAGCCGGTTCAACAGGCTATGCCAGGATCATCAGTTGTTTTCTCAATCTATTCAGATTTGGCTCAGGCTACATCTACATTGACAGAAACTTCAGATGTTTCAAGCATCGCACTAGGTAACCCATCACAGGTTACAGTAACACTGAACGAATACGGTTCAGCAGTTACAACAACAAAGAAGTTAAACCTAACTTCTTTTAACGATGTTGATTCAGCTCTTGCTGACATCATCGCGTACAACGCAGCAGATTCTATTGACAACGTAGTAGGTCAGGTCCTCTCAGCAGGAACTAACGTGATCTACTCAAACGGTCCATCAGGAACTGTTCCAACTGCATCATCAGGAATTCTCCCAGTAGACACA